AGTCGCGATCACAAACGATCACGTGACGGTACAGAGGGGCAGGTGTACCGGTACAGTGCCGGTACAGACGATGACAGTGTCCAATGGTACAGTCCGTACTGAGACATAGATAACTGCAATGGATAGGAGTTGACGATAAGAAAATATCATGGTACGATCAGGGATCGTACCGGGGTACATGTGTGGTTAGTTATCATATAAAAATATGACATTTTTGTACCACATAACCTTGCAGACGACCATACCATTTTGCGACAAGATAAAATCCTCACAAGCCTCAAGCGTGCCCTCAAACACGATAGCGCCTAAGCCATATTCCACAGTCCAAGTCGGTTTCATAAGTGCCCCTAAATAAAATAATGTAACGCACCAGCCAGAACCAAGTATATAACAATGCCGGTTAAGATGTCAAGAAATTTTCTTACTTAGGCGATTCCTTTAAGTCTTCATCCGCACGATGCCATCCGGCGATCCATTGCCGCGCCTCTTTGCTACCGAACCGCCAGGGGCAAATATTTATCCCATGCCCGAACAATCTGGCGCGGTATCCGTCGCGCCAAAAATTCATTTCGTTACGAGTCATCTTTAACTCCTTCGAAAGTATGCTATCATTATAGTGCAGTCTTAACCAAGGAGCAAGAAAAATGTTCATCGCGGACTACACACAATTGGCGATGTATGATATGTCGGAATTGAATCGCACGACGATTACTTTTACCAATCAAGAAAATGTCGTGATAGCAACGACCGACATATGGGTAAAAGATAGCGACGCACCCAATCTGGTAAAAATCGCTAACGAATTGTCTTGGCGTCTAATGTTGTTGCATAAGCTGGCGAGCGATGTTAATATCTCTACACAAGCAATCGAACAACTGTACGATGCTTGGACTAAACAACCTCGTCCGGTATTGATCCCTTTCCCGGACAAACATAAGGAGTAGTAGAAATGGCAAAGGCACAATCGACCGAACAAAAGACGGACGTGGACGCACCGAACCCTGTTGCGTCTACCGGTTTCAAGTTTAAGGTCAAGAAACACGTTACCCTGCCGCTGTTGAAACAGGAAGACGGCAAGCCGATCTACATCAAGACTACCGGCGCCATTTTTCAGGCAAAGGAACTGGAAGGGCAGCGCGCTCGCAAGAATGCAGAGGGTCAGGTGCAACAGCCGCCGCATTTGATGCATGTAACCAATCTGGAAACGGGCGAAGAAATGCAGATCATTGCCAACGAAGTTTTGAAATCGACGCTCGAAGACGCCTACCCGAATGAATCGTATGTGGGCAAGTCGTTCGCGGTCGAGCGCAAGCCGATCCAGAAGGGCAAGAAGTACGCGACCTTTACCGTTACCGAAATTGAGGTAGCGTAACGCGTAGCATCGATTTAACCCCGGCTCGTATCGAAAGATACGGGCCTTTTCTTTTGGAGGATATGATGGAATATACTGACGCAGATATTGAAAAAGTATTGTCGTTTTTTCAATCACTAGCAAATCTGGTCTGTACATGCGGATTAATTGTGACCTGCGAAATGGTTCCTAACAATCCCAACGATTTGCGTATGGGCTATATGCACCCCGTCGTTTCCGTGAGAAAGGTACATAAGAATGCAAGCTAACTGGCAAGCGATGAAACGTGTTACTGTACACACGAAAATCAAAAATGATATACGGTCCGTGTTTGGCCCTTACCGTTATGATTTTCGGGTGAGACATATTAACGGCGAAAAAGTACTGGAATTTAAACTGGTCGGTGAACCATGGAGTACGAAATGAAACCGACGATGGATGATTTGATGGCGTTTCAAATCGAGGTAGCAGAGCTAATAAAGTCGTGGGGTTGGGGCGGTGCGGAAGTGCCCAATATTTTCGTTTTGCTTCTTTCTTATCCGGACGATGAAAACGAAAAGGGTAAGATTCTGGGGCAAGCAAATACGACCTGTGCGCATTGCCTTGTAGAGATAGTAAAAGCAACTCAATGTTGGGCAGAAAGTATTCTGGATGGATCGATTGGGCCGGGTGCAGAAGATCATGTCAAACATTGATGATTGCCCGCGCTGTAAGGCGCTAAGGGCGAAAGTGATTGATTGGGCGATAGTGATCGCATCGGGCATCATTGTCGGCGTTGCAGCGCTGTATTACTTTACGGAGTAACCATGGGCAACAAACGCAACCGTAATGTGCGTGATATGACACGCAAAGGAGAAGCCAGAACATGGAAATTTTCAAGGCGTATTATGACTGGCTTACGACCTATGAAGCAATCAAACCGATAAATCGCCCGCGCGACACGTGGAGCCAAGGAAAAATGATGATGACTAAATTTAAGTCCAAGATAATCGTTAATACCCCATCTAAAGAGAAAGGGATTATTTCAAAGGTCGCATGGATAACATTCTATGCTCGCGGTTTTAATGATGCGTATGAATATGTTGGTGAGTATGCATCGCATCATTATGCCAACGATGTAGTGGTTAAAATCAAATCAATTGAATGGTGCGACGATGAAACATTCTGACGAACTCATGGCGCGTCTTGATGCCGAGGAAAGCGAAGTATCCAAGCGCCTTCGCAGTCTCGAACTGTTTATGGGTACAGGCGCATATGCTCAATTGCCGGGTAAGCATAAGGCACTCTTAAGTCAACAGCATCGGCATATGCGAAACTACTGGCATATCCTGTGTCAGAGGATAACGTTAATGAAAGGAGAGAACGAAAAGTTTCAACAAATGCCGATGTGACGCGAAGCTAATCCCTTTAGGGAAAAAGATAAAGCCCCTTTCGGGGCTTTATTTTAAACTCCAAAAGGTTTAAGGTTCCAAGCGGTCTTTCTGATATTGCGGTTAATGAACTGGTGATTACCATCCAGTTTAAAAGCGGGAACAGGATTTTCGTATTTAACTATTCCTCCGTTGGCAACGCGTCGAATTTCATCCGCTGTAAGCCTAGACCCTTTAGATGCCTGTTTAGGCTTGCCCTTCTCGTCTGTGACAACGCTTCCTCTATTATATAAAGCGTAAAGTTTTTTCCCGGCAATACATATTTCATCCCCTTCGCTTTCGAATTTCCATGCGCCAAGGGTTTTACTATCAATGTATCCATTAAATGATTCGCAGATAATCGAGTCGGTATCACAATATACTGGCCTGACAGCCTGAGCCAATCCTCGTAATAATTGACTGCGCGCTGCACCTGTAATGGAAGCGCCGGTAGATACGTTGTAAAACTTAGATTGCGTAGAGGGCTTGGACCATAGTATATAGTCACCGCATTCAAGTTCGAGATTCCACATAGAGTCATCAAGATAATCTCCCTGTTCGGTAATTTCCCAATCTTTGAAGTTATCGGGGCTTAGGCAGAATTTGCCATAAGCCGAATTGAGAATGAGTTTATAAAACAGAACCAGTAGTGTTTGCCCTGCCGCGCTACTGGTTAATCGTTTTCCATAATAGGTTTCGACAAACTCCGCAAACGTGATTCGGGTATCGAACGTATAGGCTTCAACAATTCTTTGTATTTCAAATGTGCCAGTGTCGAGCGCGGCACGTAATTCGTGACCGGTGACATAATACGTACCCCTATCGGTAGCAAATGAGAGTTCACCACTTTCCAGTTTGAACGGTAATCCGCCACTATTGATCCCTTCCACGATAACGAAATCCGTCGAGTCTGTAAGCGAGTAAGACTCAACATATGATCGAGATACAGGATGGAGCATGTTAAGCATACAGGCGGGGTACATGGAATTAACGTCATACACTTTCCAGTTGCCGGAAAGAATACCGCTTTCGAAACATTGGTTGCGTCCACCATAATAAAATCTCCTGAAAAATTTATCCTGTTCCTCGTCAAACTCTTCGAACTCATGAAATTCTTTTAACGCATGCATCGCGGCAGTGCCGATAGTCAGAACATTGCCAAACTCTGCGCGGAAGGCGGTCACCATTTCGTGCAGATAGCGAACATCGCCACCCAGGTAATGCAAAATTTCAGAACGATTTTTGTCGCGTACATCCCACGCGAGTTTGTTGTAATCGATATCGTCTTTCTTGTACGCACCGAGCGGGATAGGAATAGCCGCATAGGAGTCGCGCAGGACGTGAATACCGATATGCATTTCGAGAATGCGACCATTAACGATTTTGACTTTACCGCCTGCATACTTGAGCAAAAACAGAAAGTCGAATTTTCCGCCATTGTGCATATAGATAATATGGGGATTTTCAAGCGAATAAAGGAATTCGATAAACTGTTCGCAGCATGATACATCCTGTTGCTCGCGCGAATCGCCTTTACCCCAAAAATAACAATAGCCTTGTTCTTCGGAATAGAATCCCCACACGAACGGTTTGGGTATAACGTGAGGCGCAAAAGGGTCGGTTTCGCAATCGCCAGTGGCGATCAGCATTTTATGTTTCTTCGACATTATCAGTTACCTTTGGCGATGCGTTTCTTGGCACGATAAGCAGCAGCGCGCAAGCGTGCTGCTTCTTTATCCTGCAAAATCTTGTCAGGATCGGTGGAGCGTATTTTCTGTCGATAGCGCTGTTGCGCTTCAGCATGTGATTTCTTTTGTTCGCGCGTTTTTAAATTGTAATAGGCGCGTTCTTCTTCATTCATTCGGCCTAGATAGTTTCTAAGCCATTCGCGTTTGCGCTCGCGGTTGCGTGCATTACGTTCTTCACTGGGCCTGCCGCGCTGTTCTTTCACATGCTGAGACCATTCTTTTTGATCGCGGAATATGACGACTTCGAAATTGGCGTAAATTTCTTCCTGTTCTTCAGGGTCGCCGCTTTCCGCCGCCTGACTGACAGACTGGTAGCGGAGAAAGTATTCGAGGAGTTTTTGTTTGGCGTCAGGTTCAAACCAGTAACGGATCGAATTGTTTCCGAAAAAACGGAAACCGATGAATTCCCCTTTCTTGAGGGGTGGAGATTCATAGACAATGTAATTGACGTAGGATTCGAGATCGCCGTAGGGCAATAGCACGCGACGTGCGACTTTTTCCTTGCCGTTCTTTCCGGGGGTGATGACTTCGAATTGGGGAATGCCCTTGTCGGTGGGCGCGACCCGGCGCGCCTTTGCGCCCTTGCCCGCGTGGACGATAGCGGTATTGTTTTTAACAATGTACCCGGCTTCGCGATAGGCTTTTCCTTCGCGCGTACCGATTTTAAAAGTCTGAGCTTCGCCCGACAGAACGTCTGCGAATTTTCGAATCTGCCTGAGCGCGTATTCGGTCGGTGTTGGACCAGACGGCTTTTGATTTTTCTGCGGTTTTAACAGGCCCGATTTAACGAGTTTGTTAAAATCCCGGCGGAATTGTCTGGTACCATAATTTTCATTGCCGAATTGCTTGCGTACGGCACTAAAAATCGAGGTTGACTTTTTCTTTCGCGTTGCCATATACTGTATGTGTTCCTTGGCGGGAATGCTTTCTCTCTTAGGCCCGGTCCAGCGACCGGGCCTTTTTCTTTTATACGCTCACTTCACCGGGGATGCAAGATGACATTACCTATAGCCACCCAATCGGTCATAGCGACCGCCGACGTGATCGGGTACGTCGAGACAAAGAATGATCCCCATGGCTATCGGTTTGAGCCAGCCATTTATCAAAAGCTATCGGTTCCGTCAAAGGCAGCGTCGGACATTCTGGCGACGATCCAGCGAATTCACAACTGTAGCGCGAACACGGCAAAATGCATCTTTAGCTGTTCGTTCGGTGAGACGCAAATTCTGGCTGAAAACCTGTACGATCCTGCCGTGGGATTAAAGGTGAGCGTATTCGATTACCAGAACGATCCCGTATTGCAGGCAGCAACATTTAACAAGTTTATCGAATGGAAAAGAATCGACTATACGGTCGATATGCTTTTGAATGTTACGCTGCGCGAACATTTCGCAGTCATCTATAACGGCGCACTTTCGTACGCAGACCTGATTCTTGAATCGCTGAATCATTTCGGAGCGAAGTAAATGGCAACGCTTGCTAGCCAGATAATCACCGCACAGTTTCAGGGCACATTGCCGATCCCCATCTATCAGGCACCCTATACCGTACCGCCTAACAGTGGCGCGCTTTTTATGATGCGGTGCGGCGCGCAAAATGCCTATTGCGATAGCTCGATATTTAGCCCGTCGGAAAGCAATCCCACTGTCATTACTCAATCCCGTGTCACGCAACTGACATTGGAATTTGCCAATGTCATGACAATTGGCGGAGGCAATAACGGTCAACCGAATTTAGGTACGACCAACTGGCCTGTCACGAATTTTGAAAACAGCCTGATAGCGTTTCTTGGAAATGAATTTGGTTCGTTCGGCAGTGAAACCGTAGCAGGCACGTTTTCGTCGGTTCCCATTTTTAACGGTGTTAATTTCGCGCCTGTTGGTATGAGCGCGCGCGGTGAAGTAACGTGGAGTTACGGCGGCCCGCCGATGGGGCTTTTCAGTTTATTGCAGACCGGTATCTGTCTATCGGGTTTCCTCACCGAAAACTTTATCAGCATCGGCGGCGTATGGTGCATGGTAGATATTACTTCCACGACGTTGGGCCTAAGCAATCTGGCAATCGGTGTGGTTCTCCCGATTGTCGGATTAACAATTGGAGCCATTTTGCCGTTATTTGGATTGACAAATACGCAAGTATTGCAATTGCTCGGTGAACCGAACGTTGTGCCTGATTATGCGAACGCAAGTAACACGTTGATATCGAATTCGACGTTAAACGGCTTTACAGGTTTGTACGGATTTTATTTCAATCCTCTGCCGGGTGATTTGGGTGCAACCGAATTACTTCAGTTCCAGACCGATAACGCGACCATCAATGCCGCGATCCTTGGACTTGACTACATTCTCAGACCGTGCGCGAACGGATGGATATTGTCGGTCGGTTCGATGGACTATTATGTGTCCGCCGATTTTACGCGTTATTGGCAAATGCAGTTTGTTTCTGCTGCGCCCGGAATTCCGTTACCGTTTAATGGAATGGAACCGGGAGAGTCGAGCCAGAACAGGCTTGTCACAAAATTTATAGATGTACAAGGCATTTTTTGGTACACTGGAATAAATTCAAATACGGGCGGTAGTGGCGGTTCAAACAGACCGCTATATTCTTTTGGATTTAATTTACCTTTTACCCCTCCCGTATTGCCGAATGTTCCGCCGATCAAGATTCCATGCTGGGGACCGTGCAGCGATATGGATTCTCCTTTTGATTCTGTTTATTCGGATTAATTATCATGGCAAATGCGACGACAACCGTACCGAATCCGATTAAAGTCAATATCGGAAGCGCCCCAGCCGAGGGGCGTTTGTGCGTTCCGTACAATATCGATTTTACCGCGCAGCAAACTGCAACAATTGACCTGACGAACATTCAGCAGATGCAGCAGCGCATTTCTTTTGTGCAGACTGTATATGTTGATAATTCATTGAACGCTCAGCCCGTCACGCTAACCATGGCGAATACGAGTCAGAAATTGACGGTCCCCGCCAATTCGCAAGCGTATCTGCCTATGGCGTTGAGTTTGCAGAATTCGATTGTGGTAGCGACAACGGGCGGGATTGTCCTTCCGTTGCAACTGTTTAATTTCGGGATCGCGCCTTTTGTATGGTCCGCGCTGAATCCGTTATCTGGTGGTAGCGGCGGGACAATTCCCGTGTCGGATGCCATTCTCGAAAGCACGGTTTCGAACGGGGCCATTAATACGCAAGTGACCGGTAATATTTCACCGACCGGCGCGAGCGGTACGATTACGGCGGGCGGAACGGCACAGACATTACTTCTCGCCAATGCAACGCGCAAATATTTGCGTTTTCAGAATACATCAAGCGGGACGCTTTGGTTAAACGACAATGGTGGAACGGCAGGCGCGAATGTCGGCGACTCGATCGAAATCGCACCGAATCAGATGTACGAAACGTATCCGGGAACGGCGAGCAATAAAGCCATTTCGGTATTCGGAGCAACGACCGGCCAACAGTTTGCGTGCCAATGGGCTTGATCATGAAACATAAACTTATGGCCCCTTTGTGGGGTGGCGGCGGTAGCGGCGGTAGTTCATTTCCTTATGCGACGACGCAGCTTGCGTCTAATCTGTCGCGAGCGCAATTTGACGTTAATCATTCGTCTAATGTGCTGGTATTGAGTAACGGTAATCTGACTGTCTCTACCACAAACGCGGGCAATTTTCAGGATGCACGCACCGATGTAGTATTGACGGGCGGTAAATATTATTACGAATTTACCTTGGCATCGTTAGGTGTTGTCGCAGAAGAACCCAATTTACAGGCAGGTTTTTGCGATACAGCTTATGTTCAGTCCACAAACGAACTTGGCGTCGATGCGCATAGTGTAGGCATTTTTGTTATCCCAACGCTTAACCGGTTTTCAATCAATTTCAATAATTCGCAAACCAATTTTGCGTCAGGTACGCCTACGGTCGGACAAGTAATTGGCGTCGCGCTCGATATTGGCAACGCGAGCATATGGGCACGACTCGGTGCGGGTAACTGGAATAATAGCGGGACGGCCAATCCCGCTACCAACGTAGGCGGTATTAGTTTAGCTGGTTGGCTTAATACGGGCAATCCGGTTAATATTTTTCCGTGTGCGCAGTTACAGCCTTCGTCAGGAACAGCGACGGCTTCGACACTTACGTTTAATTTTGGTGCGACGGCTTTCGCCAATACGCCGCCCGCTGGCTTTATCTAATCGACTCTTAAAGGAGGTATTATGTTTGAGCTTAAACCGGACGTATTGATTAATGCCTTTATCAAGGCAATCGGGTTGAATCCCGAACAGACACGCGCTCAGATTGCTCATTTGCAGCAATGGGTTATACAAGGCATGCAGGGTATGAATGCGCGGGTTCATGCCATGGAAGATGACCGCGCAACCATGCACGCAAAACTTGACCGTATCCTTATCCTTTTAGGTGAACAAAATGACGGAAGAAACGAACCCGCAATTGCCGAATTCGGAAGCGAACTCTACTTCGACGGAAGTGCAGAGCGCACTGGCAACGACATCGAGCGTAGCAACGGAAGTGCAGAACACGGCGGGAATTCCCACGGTTCTTAGCGATGTTGCGAGCGATACGGTGGACTTTGCATCGCTAGCTGCCGCTGGTATTTCGGACGCTGCAAAGCTATCCGATCCTGCGACGGCGGCAGCGGCAATTGTTGACCTTGTTGCGCGTGTCGAGCAACTGGAACAATTCGCGCGCACTGTTGGCGAACAGATTGGCTCCGCAAGCGTATTGGGACGCATTAAGGTGTTCATCGAGCAACATTTTCGGGAGTAATCGTTATGTCGGACGCATCCACCATGGTCGCAGTAGACGCAGCGGTACAGGCGGATGCGTCCGCACAAACCGCCGAAGAAGCTGCAATAACCGCCGTAACAGCGGCAGCGGTATCCGCCGAAGTTAATGCGGAAACGGTCGTGACTGCCGCCGAAGCGGCGGTCGCGTTGGCTGAATCTCAGGCCGCATTGGCAACGCAGCAAGCTGCGCAGGTTATAGCGGGAGCCGAAGCGGCAATTGTTATCAACGAGGAGAAAGAGTCATGGCAAGACGAAGCAATCCGGTCGCTGCAACAGGGACAGACAGCGATGTCGGAAGCGTTAGCGGCGATGGGAACGGACTTGATGGGAATCAAACAGGCGATAGTGGAATTGGTATCGCCACAGTCAACCCCAGTGCCACCGATGGAAGCGGGGTCAATCCCGACAGTAACGACTCAGGAAGTGGCGACGGAGACATCAAGCTCAACCGTGACGGAACCGTCGCCCGGAAGCGAGGGCGCAAACCGGGTAGCACAAGTCAACGCCGACAAACGCAAGCGGGTACTCCGGTTTCTGTAAGCGGGGTCGAAAAGATTCTGTTATCCGGACACAATATGCTGGCAAAGGTATTGGGTCCGGAAATGAAACTGGAAAAGGACGAAGCCAATGAACTCGCTAAAGGCATCGCGGATGTATCGCAACATTACAGCGTCGCGATTGATCCGAAAACGCTCGCATGGATTAACCTGTCGGGTATCCTGTTCGCGATATATGCCCCGCGTATTGCGGCCATGTTTGTTGCCGCAAAATCTCGCGCGCCCAAGCGTGTTGCGCCCGTACAGCCTAAGGCTACGCAGCAGAGCGAAAACGTAAGCGGTGGAGTTCCCGAACCGTTTATGGGCGAAAATGCGTATGTGGAAATGCCGATTTTCGATCCTTCCAATCTTGCCCCGTTGAATTAACATGGCCCAATACAGACTTCCAACAAGCGGTGATAGAACACTCTACGTAGGGCGTACAGGTAGCGGTAAGACCGTCGCTGCCTGTTGGAGTCTGTCTCAACAGAATTTTCGCAGTGCCCCGTGGTTAGTATTTAATCATAAGGGCACCGCATTGATTGATAGCATAGAAGGAGCGGAACACGTCGATTTAAGCTATCTCCCAAAGAAACCTGGTATTTATGTTTATCATCCGATTCCCGATGTAGACGACGAAGCCGTTACGCGATTGCTTTGGAAAGTTTATGCGCGCGGTAACATGGGCGTCTTTTACGACGAAGGAACGATGATTAATCCGCGCGACCCTGCTAACAAAGCGTTACTTACGCAGGGACGAGAGAAAAAGATACCAATGATAACTGCGTCGCAACGTCCGGTCGGGCTTGCGCGTAATGTCATTTCGGAAGCCGACTTTATTCAGGCTTTCCAGTTGACGGACGACGACGACCTTAAGCGCATACGCGAAATTGTACCGTTTGATATGCGGGTTTATATGAAGACGACTGCAAATCAACCGCCAATGTTGGGCCAGTATTATTCATTGTGGTATGACGTAAAACGCAACGTGCTGTTAAGGGTTGCGCCGGTAGAAGGCGGTGAACAACGAATACTCGAAGATTTTAAAAACGCGTTGCAACCGTTAGAAACCCGGCGTAGAATCTTTCTATGAATTTGTCAAGCCTGATAGGGGCGTGAAATGAACGAAAATATCATTACGTGGAACTGGGTGAACTGGGTAACCATCGTGCTTATGGCCGCTGTCGGTTTCCTGATTCTCGCGGGCGCTGCACAAGGCTTCCACGCGCTCATGGGTACGAACACCGGCACTAACAGCGCGCAAGCTGTCGGTGCTGGCGGCTTGCAGTAAGGGGATTACCATGCTTAACTGGGACATCCTAAAACACCCGCTTAATTGGTTCATCGTTATCTTGATGCTGATTATTGCGGGCTTTGTTGTTGATATCGTGGTACTGAAGTTTGGCGCCACAAATGGCCCGCAATCGTCGGCAGGCGTGGATGACAGCGGTAACGCCTATCCGTAATCAATTGTCTTATAGGTGAATCAAAATGGCACAAGTACAGCAACCGGTTAATGCTGCGTCGGATACGCAATCTAAAATGCAGGCAAATTATGCTGCGCGTCAGGCGGTCCTGCAACAGGGTTACCCGATGATGCAGCAGATTTACAGCGCGACGATTAATCCCGCGAACCAAACGCAGATTAATATTCCACCGCAAAACGTGGGCCTTATCAAAGGCTTTATCGTGGAAGTGGTGACGAATTTTACGGTTGCCGCGACAACAGCGCTTGCGCTTACGCCGTTCGGTGTAGCTAACGTTGTGCAAAACGTGTTATTCACTGACCTGCAAAACTATCAGCGCATCAACACGACCGGTTGGCATATTGCCATGCTTAACACGGCGAAACAAGGCCGTCCGTTTATGTCGGATACGGCAAGCGACTTTCCCACGGGCACGGGCGGCTATGGCGGTAACTATTTCAGCCAGTATGCACCGTCCGCACCGGCAGGGGGCGCTACATCCGCGACGCGGTTTCTCATGTGGATTCCGCTTGCTTACGCGCACAACGATCTGACTGGCTCGATCTACGCGGGCGTGGTGAATGCTACGATGAATCTGCAACTGACGCTCGCGACATCGGCACAGTTCGCGGTCGCTTCGGGTGACCCGGTTAATGCCGTGTATTCGGGCAATACCGCAACGGTGAACTCCCATACCGTGACAGTGTATCAGTGCTATCAGGATCAGTTGCCGCAAGGCAAGAACGGTCTTATCCTGCCGTCAATCGATATCAATACGATCTACGAACTGAAGAACACCACGCTGTCGAACATCACGCAAGGGCAGGATAACTATGCCGGTTATTCCAACTTCCGGCATTTCATGTCTACCTTTGCTTTTTATCACAACGGTTCGTCGTGGAATACCAAGCCGAATTCGGGTACGAACTCGTTTCCGGGCGGTAACGGCGAATACGGTGCGGATATCAATTACTGGTCGTTCCGTACGGCGAACTATACCGACACGCGCAAGGCCGATCCGTGGGTATGGAAAGGACTGGAAGCGCAGCGTATCATGGAACAGTATCCTGTTAATTTGTTCTACTTCGATACGCGCGACAAGCCGATTTACACGACGCAGACCGGTAACGTAAACCTTGTTCTGAATCCGTCTATCGCGAATTCGGGCGCGTATCTGCAAACCGCGTACGAAATGCTGGCGAACGTTAACAACCTCGTCAATGCCGGTTCGCTGGGTGTGAGCTAATCCAAAAGGGTGACATAATGGCGCAGCAAACTGAAGATGCCGGTTATGTCACCCGTATGGTTGATAATATTGCGACTCCGCTTATCGAGCCGCATTCATTGACCGTATGGGCGGGCATGTTGGCCTTAGGTCTTATCGCAGTGTTCGTCTGGACACGTATCCTGAATTACATCAAAGGCTGATTATCATGAAAATCTTTGGCGTTTCACTTATCACTATCCTCCTTGTCGTCGTGGCGTATTATGGCGGTACTCAGGGATGGGTCGGCGCGTTGACTTCGAAAGTTAAAGGTGCAGCGTGAACCAGTCTGCCGTGATGTTTTTCGCGCTAGTTATGTCCTTTATCGTCTACGTGACGTTAAAGGGTCAACTGCCGAATTATCTCTGCACACTAGGGGTTTAAGATGCCTTTCGCACTCGCGATTATCGGTATCATCTTTATGGTGACTGCCGTAAAAGGAACCACTACCCAGTTTTTTAGTCTTGTAGCATCGGACTTTACGGGTAGTGGTAACTATGTCTATTGGGTTATCTCAATACTCATTATCGGGAGCGTGGGGTACATCAAGAAGTTACAGCCAGTATCCGATATGTTTCTGGCGTTGGTCCTTATCGTGATGTTTATTGCTAACAAGGGATTCTTCAGTCAGTTTATGTCTGCGATACAGGCTGGCGCGGGAACGTGTCCATCTAACGATACGAATTCTGCGTCGAGCATGTCAGGCGAAATTGGTAATCTGTTGCAGAATCAGGCTAACGCTAACCCGACAGCTACATATCAACCGGGCCAATCGTTAGAACAACAGTTGCAGAATATGGAAACGAATCTTAATTCGGCTCTTGGTACTTCCTCAATGTTGGGTGGGGGTTAAAATGAATCAACTTTGGAGCGGTGTAGTGGCGGTTCTTATGGCGATTATCGGCGTAGCTATCCTGTCGGTGATCGTATCCAAGAATGCTAATACGACCGCAGTATTGCAGGCGGGCCAGCAGGCGTTCAGCGGCGCACTGGGCACGGCATTGTCGCCAGTGACGGGTACTACGGCTACTTCGTCTTTGTCTAACTTCAGCATGCCTACCATCTAGGGCGGTCAAATGTTCTCTGCTATCGCTAAGGGGCTTTTCGGCGACGGGCGTAAGTCTGCACGCAAACGCGCGGCAGACTATACGCCCGAAAACGTTAATACTCCACAACCGTCTACGGCGCACCCTAGCACGTTCGGGTATCAGTTCGGAAACGTGGGGGTGCAACGCAATCCGGGACCGGCCTATCACGAACCGCTCAAACGGTTTCAGGTCTATATCCCGAACGTATGGGAAGGATGGGGCGGCAAGGCCGTTACTATCGCGCAACAGCGCGGTACGATGTTTGCCGCATTTGAACCGCTTACTGCCGTGCAACAGTTGCAACCCGTTACAACGGGCGGCACCGGTACGATTCAGGGGCAGTTCTACGGTGCGCCGCTTATCGATACGAATCCTAACGCGGTGGGGTAAGCTATGTCAGGCGTATGGGCATTTTTTAAAAAGCACAAAACCATCTTTCTTATCCTGGGCGGGGTTGTGCTTTTGTATCTCGTCTACAGGGCGGCAAGCGGCAGTAGCGCATCAACGTCATCCACTGCCGATGATAGCGCACTTGACGAAGCGCAAATCGCGGCACAGGCACAACAGGCCCAAACTGCCGCTGCGTTTGCCGCTCAACAGGATCAGGAACAGTTTCAGCTAACGTCGCTGAATGATACCGGCCAGATTCAGACGCAACAACAGGTGAACCAGATTAACGGTTCGCTGCAACTGGCTAACATTCAGGCCAATAGCGCCAATCTGCAAACGACCGATTCGCTGCAACTTGGCGAAGCGGAAACAGCAGCTAACGTATCGATGGCCGGTATCCTCGCCAACGAACAGGTCGCCATTAACGCATCGAATAATCAGACCCAACAGGTCGGATACAACGATACGGCGGCAGTGGGCATCGCACAGACTCAGGCAACCATCGCACAGGCCAATGCCAATGCTGGCGCAGCAGAATCAATTGCTAGCGCTAACGAAGGGTCGAGCGCAATATCCAGCATCGCCGGTGTCGCGGGCCTAGCAGCAGCGTTTTTCTAGGAGTCATCATGGCTATTACAAAAGGCGAAAAAATGGCTCTATGGGTAACGGGAGCCATCGTGTTCGCTGTTATCGTATGGGCATGGGTGATGCGGCGCGAGTCGCTTTCCACGTCAAACGAGGAAAATTATAATTCACCGTATTATATGAATTATAATTATCCTTTGGTATCGTGGAATGCTGGCGGAAGTGTTACGGGCACGGCTAGCGGATTGCCTTCCATTCCTGCCGCTAATGCTGCGAATAATGATTGCGGTTGCGGGGGCGGAACAAACGGATTCTACACGTCCCTAAGCCAGATGTTATCGTCATTTCAGCAAGGGGCGGAAAATGCGTTTAATTCGTACGAATCCAATATCCGCAATTCGTTTCCCTCGTATGTCGATCAGTACATCAACAATCCCGCCAGTGCGGCGCAGGCAGCTAACGTTACTCAAGTTTTGGGGTAAGTTATGTCGGACGTTTATAGCGGAACGGTATTACCGCCCATTCCCTCTAACTTCAATAACTCGCTCGATTCGATATCCAGCGGTGCACCGACCTTATCGGCACTCGAAGGCGACTTAGGACAGATGGGTAGCGGTACGGTTCCGGGATTGCCCGGTACATCCTCTACAGGAACCAGTTCGCCTTATTCCCTGTCGTCCATCATGTCGCAGTTAAGCGGCTCGCTTACGGGCGCGGGAGCGGGTACGGGTTCGACGCCAAGCGCAACGGGATCGGGTACATCATCTGGCAGCACGTCTACATCGTCGGGTTTAACCTCGTTCACGTCCGATAGTCTTATCGGGCGTGTTCTCTTTTTCCTGCTCGGACTCGTTTTCATGGCGGGCGCGGTCTACACCTACAAGAAATAGTCATGACGACACGCGATTGGATCGAAATAGCTTTTACCCTTATCGGCGCGGCTAACGTCTATGTCCTGTTGCTCGTCAGATACGAGGTAAGCAAACTCAAAAACGAACTGTCAGACCGGTTTGTTAACAAGGAAGAATTCGACCGTTTTACCGATACACTATTTTCTTTCATGGGCGCGAAGCCCTTATCTCACGGACGGAGGGTAGGAAAATGAAAACATTTCGCCTTGCATTTATCGCAGCAATCGGATTTGGAATGGCTGGATGCGCGAATACCAGCGATGCGCCCAGCGCAGCTAGCCTTTGTACCGCAGCGGTTGCGACGCTCTCTGCGTTGCAGGTCGCTAACCTCTCCGCGAAAGGTCAAGCGGACCTGGCTATCGCAGCGCCGCTTGTTGCTAGCGCCTGCCCCAATGGCGTACCTGCTCAAACAGCACAGTATCTGGAGACTGTATTGATCCCGCAACTGACTGTCGTTGTCGCGGAAAAGCTATGAACGAACATACCCGCCGCATGGCCTACGATGCACTGTTACTTGGTGTGCTTGTCGTGGCAACTTTCATGATAGGTTTCATGATAGGGGAATACGATGCCCTACAGTATCAAGCTCAATCCGAAGCACAAAGGGCGCTTGCACGCCTTACTGCACGTCGCGAAGAACAGGACAATACCCGCCAGCAAGGAACGTCACCTGAAACAGACGGGGACACTGACGGAGAGACGTGAAGCGACCTTTGCGTTAAATGCCCGGAAGTGGCGGAAGCGCTAAGAAGTCTCCTTAACTGCCCGTCTTATTTGTAACAGCGCAAGATTTTTCTTGCGCTGTTTCTTTTTGTGAGCTAACATTTGGTTACACACTCACCGAAGGAGAACGAAATGTACGTGAAGGCAAACACCCTTATCGCTGGCAACGAAATTGTTGCAGGCGGAACTGTTTTGAAACTTACAGTAGTAGACAAATCTAACCCGGCAGAAATTTGGGTGGAATGGAATCAACATGCATGCGATGGTAATATCTATAGAACGCGCGCATTACTAGCGCCCACGGAAGAAGTTTATAAAATGGTGCGCAAGTGAAAGCCTACATTGTTTATATCGAAGGGGCGCAAGCGGCTTATGATCTGCACGCCTCGCTTGAAGATAAAAAGCTATCGGTCAGTCTTGACGATAGCAAAGTAGTACGCGGATTGTATATCGTCAAGTTTTGGTATAATCACGTTCCATTAAAAGACGTAGACCGTATGGTTAAGCAATTGATTAAACTGTCTGGTCATAACGTATATTCCAGTGTGACCTATCTATGAGCACTTACGACATCGATGGTTTCTTTTTCAGCATTCTTATCGTAGCAACGGTTTTGCTACTCTCTATCCCTAACCTGTTGACGAGGTATGTATGCCTTATCTTATTGGCTTTGGTACCCTTGCTCTTATTTTTGGGTTTGTTGTTCTATCAATTCGTAACGCTGTAGTCTTTCGTAAAAACGCGGAAGAATACGCGGATAAGTGCGTGAATGACTGGCAGCAGGACGGGAAGCGGTGGAGTGAGAACGTGGATTGGAGACAATAATGTACGACTACTCCGTAGTTATATGCATACTAATGTGCTTGGTTTTCATCTTGGGCGCGTTATTTGTAGAAGTATGGAACAATAGAAAAGAGCGTAAAGAATGGTTTACCTATTACGATCCGTATCGCAATATATACAGGGACGTCCAAAGGTCAAGCCAAGCGCATATTAGACAGCTAACCGAAGACGTTCAGTTTCTTAAGGCTAGACTTAAACATACGAGCGAAGCTTTAGAAAAGGCTACACATACGCGTGACGATTATCGTTGACATCTTATCTGAACGTGCTATACTGAAGTCATCTTAAGGAGAACGACATGCAAATCGAATATTGGGCTTATCTCAAACCGGTGGCTATTGCAACGGTCGTGGTAGATGACTTTGGTTTTATGCATTCGTTTTGCATCGATATGTTAGCCGACTTGTACAAGGATTCTAAAGTCATTAGCGTACACACGATGCTAAACGCTTTCAATTTCATGGAAGAGGATTTGCACTAATGAACTCTATATCTTTTAATCAATTGCACCGTATCGCAGGATATATTGAAGCGGGAGAAGGCGAATCGGTAACTTACATGCAGGACGATGCAACAAAATGTTGGAGTGTTAAGGTAGGCAATCTTACATACCACGCTAGCTCTTTAAATGAGGCATTCGAAGCCGCGTTATCTGCTGCGGATAAGTATTATGCCCAAGAGTATGATATGCCATATTCCAAATAGCTAACCCCGCCTTTCATTCCCCTTAAAACCATGCATGTACACTTTGCCCCGGACTGTACCGGCACTGTACCGGTACACCTGCCCCTCTGTACCGTCACGTGATCG